AATATGCATTAGCACCAAAGAATGCTGCAACTAAAGCTGAGATAGCAACAAAATATGTAGGAGCAATATTACCAATAATAGTTGCTGCATCATCTACGTTTAACCATGAAGCAATAACAATAGTTACTGGATAGAGTAACATACCCCATAGAGCGAACCATGTCATCTTACGCATAGCATCACGTTGAGCATCTTGATCTTCAAGTTCTCTACGTTTAAATTCTAAATACATAGCTAACTCTTGGCTGCTAACATATCCGTCGCCGTTTGTATCTGCTTCTTGTAAATGTTGGTAAGCATTATCACTTACTCCCCTTTTATGCTGTTGTACCATTAATCTCTCCTAAAACCTTTTATAATTGTTAAGCTCCAAGTTGGAAACTATTAAAGTTTGTAAAATAAGTATTTGATATTTTTTGTGGTGTGCTGTCTTGTGTAACTTGTACAGCGGAACCAGATTGCCAATACTTAACTACCATAGTAACTGTCAATTTCATTACATCTTTAGAAGCATAGTCCATTTGAATTGCAGATACGCTCTTTGGATAACATTGATAAGCATTCAATTCATAACGAATTTTTTCATTTACATCATGGACTGATATTACCATGTCAGTAGTATAGTCCTTATAATAATTAATATTTCTTGATTGAGGATTAACTATTGCTCCTAACCATGAATCAAATAATAGTTTTACTGTCATGGCATTATCAACAAAGAATGTCATAGTAATCGGTTCAAACAATCTTTGGTAAGGCATTTCTCGGATTTCACCAAATGTTTTAGCTTCAGTAGTTGCAACTGACTGACCTGGTAAATTAATAGTATCGCAATATAGTAATACTTTACGTAGATCTGTAGTATAAGGACCTTTAGATACTGCTTGAGGAACAGTTAGCATAACTGAGAACTTATTAGTTCTCATTAAACCTTCTGTTTTTACTGATCCTATAAAGTCATTTAGCTTTGCCATTTAAAATCCTGAGTCTTTCCATATATTGGCTTTATTAGCTCCAACAAACTGTTCTACTGGTAATAACATTGCAGTTACCCAATCTTGAGGAGCAATTCTTCTTAAAGTAGAACGGGTGTGAGAACTTAAATACTGTTTAATACAAGGTTCTGCCCATTTAAATCTTGATACTCCATTAATCAAATTCCACTTATACTTAAGTTTAGTAGTATCATCCATGTTTTTATTATTTGCAAAATCCATAAGCCTCTGAAGTAATATTACTCGAGGTTGATATGGAATGTAATGCATATTTAAACCAATAAATCCATCAGGTGTTTTCTTGTATGGGAATACCAAAGGAAACATATCATAATACGGCAGATCTGCTTTAGTCTTTGGATCATACACAAACATATAAAGATTGCCAGGAATAACCGATACTGAATTCTCTTCAGGATCTGAGTTAATTATATGTCTAGGTTTTAACTGATGGACTTGTAATAGACGCGCCTGTTGCTGAAACCATTGTTTTGATTTCATGGCAGCTTGCTTTAAATCATATTGATTTTGTGCAAAAACGTCAATTAAATTAGCCATTTATTATTTATATGCTAGGTCAGACCTAATTCATTCTCAGTAATAATGATAAATTCATAACCTCGGTCCTTGGCATACTGGTCAGCTGCCTTCCATTTTGCTTGGTTCTTTACAAAGGTTATAGATTCTGTTATATAATGTTTTGTCTTACGACCTGGATATACTGGAGGCTGGGTCTGCTTGGCTGGCTTAACTTCTACTAGATACACCTTTATAGTATTGTCTTTAGTCTTAACTTTGATCTTAAAGTCAACAAAATACCTATGAATTCTATTATCGGTAGGACATCTGTATGGTATAACTGTCTCTTCTGATAGCCACTTAATAACTGATGGATTACGATCGCACCAGGTGGCAAAGCGAGTCTCCCAACTAGATCTCATAATGATATTAGTTGGATCTCCTTCATACTTCTCAGGAAACATTGGTTTGTATTTTCTTTTATGAAACATCTACGGGTATTTATAAATACTATATAAATGTTTTAGGAATACAAAATGGCAGACGCTCCAAATTTTTCACCAATATCAGTTTCTGGTAACAGAGTTCCTGGGGAACGAGCTGTTAGTACAAATTCAAATATAGGTCCTAACTTTAACGACGGAGGATACGCTGATAATGGACCTGGAACAGGTGGATGGTCTCCAAGTAAAGCTTCAGCTGCACCAAAATCATCTAGTTCTATATACAAACCTAGAGGTTTAGCTTCATCTTTTGACAGTTCTAAATATACTATAGATCAATTACAATATCCATCTGATTTAATGAGTGCTACAAATGAATATGGCGGAAATTATGCTATATTCTATATTAATGTTTCAACTGATTCTAAACTTATTAGAGAAGGAGTAGAGCAAACAGTAGATGATATTCCTCCTAGAGATCAAGGAAGTTTAGTTGGTTTGGCATCAAATTCATTACCTGGAGTAACTGAACAAATAAATTTAGGTATTGCAAAAGGTACTAGTTATGCAAACAAAACTTTTGATAAAAGTTATAATTCTGTTGGCGCACAAAATGTAGTATCAGCTGTAGGATCTAGACTTTCAGGTCAAAAGAAAAGAATTAAAACTGCAATTGCGTTACATGTGCCAAATAATCTATCAACCTCATATAATATATCATATGATGAAGATGATATGAATATGGCAGCATTACTTTTAGCTGGTGCTGGAGGTGGAGCAGCTTTAATGAAAGCAATAGAAACTGGAAATTATAGTAATGTTAATGCTGGAGATATGGCAAAAAGTGCAGGAGCAGCTGTAGGTTCTACGGTTATGCAAGCAGGTAATATTGCTGGTTTAGGTGGTAGTATTCAAAAGTTAACTGGTTTAGCTCCTAATCCAAGAAAAGAACAAATATTTAAGAATGTATCTTTTCGTAAATTTCAGTTTGATTATGAATTTTTTCCAAGAGATGCACATGAATCTCAAAACGTATTAAACATTATCTATCAATTTAAACTTCATATGCATCCAGAATTTAAAGATGCAAATCAGTTCTTGTACATCTATCCTTCAGAGTTTGATATATTCTATTACAATAATGGAACTGAGAATATGAATATTAATCGACATACATCTTGTGTTTTAACTGATATGACAGTTAATTATTCACCTCAAGGGCAGTTTACAACATTTGAAGGTGGCATGCCTACACAGATCAATGTATCACTATCATTTATGGAACTTGCAACTCTTACAAAAGAGAAGATCCAGGACGGACTATAATCTATGTATTTTGATAAATTTCCAACCATGTTATATGGTTATAAAATTAATAACAAAACTGAGTATAAAATTGTAAAAGATATATCTCAGAATGTTAGACTTCGTAAAGAAATTCTATCAAATGTAACACTGTACGATGAATATGATATACGCGATGGAGAAACCCCAGAGATTATAGCTGAAAAGGTATATGGTTCTGCTTTATATCATTGGGTAGTTATGTTATGCAATCAACGTTATAATTATGTTGATGACTTTCCGCTATCTCAATATGAATTAGAGAAACATATTAATGATAAGTATGGAGCGAATGTTTATGGAATCCATCATTACGTTAACTCTCAAGGCTATATTGTAGATTCAAGTGTTTCAGGCGCGGTATCAGTATCAAACTATGACTATGAGACGGATCTAAATGAATCAAAACGTAGAATTAAACTTATATCCCCAAGTCTATTACAAACAATCCTTAAAAACTTTAAAGATATTATATAATGCCAGCATCAACTGAAGGAATACGTTTCGCTGGAGACGTAAACATTGAAAAGATTGAAGTTATTTCATTAAATGGATTTGGTCAAGAAATAACCAATCAAGTTTTAGCAATTGAGATATTTGAAGATATGTTTTCTCCATTGATCTCAGGCGTTCTTGCGGTCAAAGAATCTGTTGACTTTGCAAATCTTTTTCCATTTACCGGTGAAGAATTTGTTAATATTAAAATTAGCACTCCATCGTTTTCAGGTAAAGGTAAAGTTATCAATGATCAGTTTTATATTTACAAAATTAATAATAGATTAAAAACTGGCGATCGTCAAGTTGCTTATGAAATCCATTTCTTTTCACGTGAAGCTATGGTTGATCTTAATAAAAAAATCAGTACAAAATATGAGGGTAAGATATCTGATATTGCAAAAACAATTATAACTGATTCTTATAATGGTCTTGAATCTAAAAAAGATACTAACATTGAGTACACTCCAAATGGAAATAAATTCATTTCGAACTATTGGAGTCCTGTTAAAAGTTTAAATTATATAGCTGAAACAGCTCAAAATCTTAATGGATCATCTGGATATCTCTTCTTTGAAAATAGAAAAGGATTTAATTTTGTATCAACTGAATACCTTTACACACAAGAAGCAGTTCAAGAATTTATTTATGACCAGTATATAAGAGATTTTAATAAAGATGGTACTACAG